CGAAGCGAGAATTAGCCTCTTTGGATTTAGGTTTGACGTAGAGAAATTCAGATTTCATTAAAAGATTTGAATTAACGAAAGTATAACATAAAAAAAGGGGGAAGTAAATCCCCCCTTGTGACACTTAAGCCACTTGATCTAGACCTAAATCTAAATCATCTTCTATGGGTTGATTTGATTCTAAATCAATATTAGGATCAAACTTTGCCCCTTTAGTTAAATTTACATGCTTAAATACTAACCTAGCATTTTCTAGTGTAGTAGGGCCACCTAATACATGAGGTTTAGTGTGATCTACGTGTGTAATGTTTCCATTACATACTTCAATGGGACTTATTGGTTCTTTAGTCTCAGCACAGACTCCACCTTGCCTTTCCCATAAAGTAAACCTAATTGTAGTATCATAATTCCTCTTAGGATCAAGAGATGTAAGAATACCTTCATCAATATCCTTAAGAGATTTTACAAGTTCTGATTCACGAATTAGGAAAAAGTCTGGTTGCAAATTCTTTAAAAGACCTGCATATGCACGAGGATCAGTTCCTTTCTTATTATTCCACAAGATTGTAGGATCTTTTATCCTAGCAGACTGAGTTTTGATGAAGAAGTTATAAAACCCTTCCATGTCCTTAATTTTTATATTATTGTTATTAAGATGCCTCAATAACAGAACTAGATCATAAAGTGTTCCCTTTAACTTTTTCTCAACATTTAAACCAGATTTTCCCCACTTTTGAGTAATATCAGTTATTTGAGTGATGATTTTTTTAGTTTTTGCAAAAGTGGTTGCTTCTTTTGTACTATCACCATAAGCTGCATCTCTCGTAGTTGGATCAATCTTTACAAGTCCCTGTGCATTGAGGATTGCAACATCCACGATGAATTCATCAGGATACCTCCTATTGATTTTTGCTTGAGTGTAAATGTTTTCAAATCCTGGTAAACAAGAATCAACTAAATCCCGAACTAAATCTGCAAACTTACATGAATCTGCATTACGAAGTTCTTGATCGTTCAAATTCATTCCATCATTCACGCAGCGAAAAGCTTTCTTTAATCCTTTACGCCCACCCTCTACGATAAAATGAATTTGAACAGGAATATTTTTTAAGAATTGCTGTTCTTCTTTACCAAATTGAGCAAAATATTTACAAGTTTTAGTTGCATTTAGTTCCCTATCACCCAAGTCATATTTCTTTTGAGTAAGAGGAATACTGTAACCATCGATAACCTTATCGGTGAAGAATTGTGCTAGAGTTTCATCACGATTATTTCCATCAACTGTGATGAATTGAAACCCCTGATCCAATAGATTTTGCAACCAGATGGCATCCTCACAATCTTCACCCTCATTTAGTTTTACATCATTAAGAAGATAAGGAATATGTGCGATTGTAACCGCAGATAAATTAAATCCTTCGATGCAAGAGGTTAAAAATTTTTGTTTCTGTTTATTGCCCCATCTAGCTCTTGATTGAAACGATTTATCAAGAAAGATTTTACCTGATGATTGTAATTGGGCTAACCACCACAGAGTTTTTGTGTATGGTTTGTATTGAATACGCATTTAGAAAAGTAAGTAAGAAGAGACTTAGAATTAACTGTGTCTCGATTACAGTAACCAGTATAGGTTATTGGTGATGTCGTGTCAAGTATGTGTTGTATTGAAGATAAAGAACCTCTTCCATACGTTGTGCCTCTAGTTCCCATGGCTGGTCACTATAGTTCGTCTGAGAGTGGTCTATACCCTTCCAGAGGCGTTGATTACGCTTATCCCTTAAATCACCACGCACATGTTGTAATATGTGCCATAGTTCATGTAAGAGAGTCTTGGTGTACTCTTCTACTGACAACCGATTATGGATCTCGATCTCAAATTCACGAGGTCTAGAATCAGAATCAGTAGACCACTGCCAACCAAATACACCTTCCCTGAGTAGGCCCTTATGGTCTACATTCACGAAGATCTTGTGGCGTGGGAGATATTTATCCACGAACCAAGTCACGATGCTCTCGCACCTCTTGGTGGAATATTTGTAACCAGAATGACTAAGAAAGAGCATTGTTGATTAGCAGTTGAGAAACACGTACACCCCAGTTCATAAGAACCATGAAGGATGTGATGAAAATCAATTTTTCAGAACCAGTTAGTTGCATGAATCCTGTGTGGATGATAATATTATAGTACATTCCGTCAGAAATGCAAAATAGTATGTGACGGTTTCTCAGGTGTCCACCTCATGATAGTAATTACTGGGTCAAAAGGATTCATTGGTCAGAACTTCCTCAAATATCTCTTAGAATACTCTAATGAAGAGATAGTGACCGTAGGTGAGAAGGACGCATGGGACTGGATAGGATTATTTAATGACTGGGATAGGGTATCACTCATCATCCATCAAGGAGCCATCTCAGATACAACAGAAACAGATGTAGATAAACTTCACAGAATGAATGTATGGTTCTCTATAGAACTATTTGAAAAAGCAATACAATATCAGATACCAGTCAAGTTTGCCTCCTCTGCATCTGTCTACGGCAATCAAGAAGGGATAGTTAATCCACTCAATTATTATGCAATAACCAAATTGCAGATGGATTATTATATTCACGACCACATGGAAGAGTTCTCATCTGTCCAGAGCTTTAGATACTTCAACGTGTATGGAGATGGAGAAGATCATAAAAGAGATCAAGCAAGTCCTGTTCATAAGTTCACCAAACAAATTAAAGAAACAGGTAAACTAAAACTATTTGAAGGATCTGATAAGTTCTTAAGAGATTTTATATGGGTAGGAGATATAGTAGAGACTGTTCTTAATAACGATAAACCATCTGGGATCTATGATCTAGGAACCAGTAATCCCACCAGTTTTCAGACAGTGGGAGAACTCATAGCAGAAAAGTATAATGGTGAGATAGAATATATCCCATTCCCAGAGCATTTAAAAGGTAAGTATCAAACCTACACTTGTGCTAAGAAAGAATGGGATCATAAGTTTATTAGTGTTAAAGAGTATCTCCGTTTATCACCCTATGAGAGTCCTCATCAAAATGTTGCGTAGAGAACTCAAATAGTTCTGCATCCTCGATAGCCACCATCTGATGTCTTGTATATCTACAACAATGAAAACTATCACCTGGTTCTAGTATCATAGTCTCTGCATCTTCTAAGTTATCTGTAGGGCCATAAAACAAATGGATCTTCCCCGATTGCAAGTAAAAGGTTTCATCTTTTAATATATGATAGTGCCATGAACATCTATGATTCTTTTTAATAAACAATAACTTACCACAATACTCTGATGAGTTGGCAATCCATTTCTCCCAACCCCATCCTTTAGGTACGAACTTTGGTTTAGTTTCTTTCATTTAAAAAAATCCTCATCTTTTACACCTTTATCATCTATAAAGTAATCAGCATGAGGTTTACCCATAATTAACTCATGGTACTTAACACCCCAATCATCTAATTGTTGTTTTGTAAGATCAAATAAAACTTCTTCAGCTTTCTTTGCTGCAATAGAATGATGATATCCTGCAAATCTACCCATTGCTCGTGCAGTAAAGTAGATAATATAATTACCATCATCATAAAGTTTATTTAGTACCTGAATCCTATCTTGCCAAGGTTTTGCTTTATGGTAATCTCTACCCACAGTAGGAGTACAAATCGTACCATCAATATCAACACAGTATCTTTTTGACATCTTCCTCCTTTAATACATAAGTTCCTCTATGTGATACAGCCACTGCTGCTGCTTTATTAGCAAGAGGTATTGCTTTATCTATTCTACCATATTTTAGAAATCCATAGGTAAGAGCAGCAAGAAATGTATCACCCGCACCTACCACATCAAATACATTTACTTTCTCTGCAGGATATAAATCTCCTTTATATTCTGCTCCCTTTCCACCTCTAGTTATAATTAAGTTTTCATAATTACAATATGATATTCTCTCATATTCAAGTTCATTAATTTTAATGTATGCATCCTCAGGTAAATTAGTCTTCTTACTATCAATAAAAACTGGGCCTACAAACCTAGAAGTCAATTCAAATATCTTTTCCGTTGTTAGAAAACCTTTATCATAGTCAGATATAACAAGTGCATCATAATTATCGTGTGGGAATTCATAAGGGAATGGTTTTATCTCTGGTTCTTCATCATAACGCATTATCTGTTGATTAGATTTTTCATCAATATATCTTGTCTTAATAATCTCTTCTTCATTTGTCAGGATGTCAATCTCTACACCAAAAGCATCCAAATTATTAAAAACATTCCATACCATTCCCTGAGTGGTCACTCCTCTTCTATATTTCAAAATAGGAACAGGGGCTTCAGGACTCAACCTTTTTGCATCTCCATAAAAATACCTGTCCTCACAACTATCGCCAATTAATAATACTTTCATAGGTTATGAATCTTTCGGATTGTTTTACTACTAGAATATCCTCCCACTCTAGGAAAGAATCTTGTTTCTCCTGCATGTTCCCACCCTACTACCTCACCATCTCTCCAATCATCACCCAATAATAATATATCAGGTTCATATAATTGTATCAAATCTTCTAACTCTTGTCTAGTATTAAATGTGAGAACCACGTCAATATATTTAATTGCCTCAAGCATTGCTACTCTATAACATAGATCATTGATTGGTCTATCAAACCCCTTATCTTTCTTTATCTTCTCGTCTGTATCAGTGGCTACAATAACCTTATCACCCAGTGACTTAGCAACCTTAAAAAGTTGTATATGGCCAGGATGTAGGATATCAAATGTTCCATTAGTCCATACAGTGTTACACACGATAAACCTCGTCTACAGTTACCATACTTGCTCTTTTGTTAATAATTCTATTCACCTCAGGATCATCTTTTTGTTCCTCAGTTGGTATGTATAGTGCCTTTGAATTAACAGGACAATTCTCCACTGGATCAATAAGATAATAAACTGCTATACTCTTTCTGTAAGACCCCTCAGGACACTCCAGAGGGGTTGGTAATCCATGATATGAGTTTTGTGTCGTATCAAAAATTACTGCACGATTAAAGAGAGTATCAATGGAAGTTATGCATTGTTTTCTATCTGCTGACCAGAACTCTAATTGGCCTTTCCACTCAGGATTCCAGTTCTCTGCAAGATAAACAATGAGATTTAATTTCCTTTGAAGTTTTAGTTTAGGATGAATAGAATAGTCAAGATGTATGTTTAGTTTACCACCTTTACCATGCATATGCAACCCTCCTCCATGCAGTCCTACGTCAGGATATAGTTTCTTGATGCCAGTAATCTTCTGTAGTTTAGATACAAATGAGGGAGAGTTTAGATGACAAAATGTAGAATACAAATTTCTTGGGAACAGGTTCCATGCATTACAGGCTTTCTTCTTCTCTAGTGGATTATCATATACATACCACACATCTGAATCATAAGGGGGAAACTCTCTACTCAATGACATGGCAGTTTCATCATCAAAGAAATTATCTATCACTGTATGATGAAATGGTTGCCCTTTAATGAACTCAGCTTTTAATTTAGAAACTTCAAGTCGATTGATCATATATAATTGTCTTCTGTAAATATTGTATCATACATATTCATCTCCTTATGTACATGATGCAGGTCACAAGGATCAAATCTATCCCCAGTGCCAATCATTAGTTCTCTATCAATTTTACCATG